GTTCAGCAAGTTTCTTACGCATCATTTAAACGAAATAAACATAATTGCAAATTATGTGAGAGAGAATATAAATTATTAAATTGGCATAATTGGCATAAAACTGGATTAACTCAAGAAGAATTTCGTCAAAAACATTTTGAGAAATATAAACGAAAAATTTCTGAAACAGTTGGTGATGAATATACATTATTGGATATTTTCAAAAAATCGAATCGCTGTATATTAAAATTAAGGCATAATGATTGTAATTCAATTTATGAAGTTGAACAAAATAAATTTTTTAAACGTAATTGTAGATGCCAAAATCCAGAATGTGTAAGTAAACGAAAACGATTACAACATTTAAAATCAACAGACAAATTAAATCAAGAAATATTTGATCTTGTTGGTGACGAATATAAAATTATAAGCGATTATAAAGGTACAAATGAAAATGTATTATTTTATCATAATGTTTGTGGGAAAACATTCTTAAAAACGCCACATAATTTTATAGCTGGTCAAAGATGTCCACATTGCGTAACTCCAACAAAAGGAGAACAAAGAATTATTCATTATTTAGAAATGAATAACATAAGTTATATATTTCAATATTCATTTGATGATCTAAAAGGTATTAATGATGGTTTGTTATCCTATGATATATATTTAGATAAAATGAATATTCTCATTGAATATCAAGGAGAATTTCATGATGGTAGTGCTTATAAGATGTTTCCCGAAAGATTCAAAAAACAACAAGAACATGATCGACGTAAACGAGAATATGCAAAATCTCATAATATTGAATTATTAGAAATTTGGTATTGGGATTTTGATAATATAGAGGAAATATTAGATAAAAGATTCTATTTACAACAAACAGCATAAAATAAGAGGGCTGATTATATGAATAAAATTCCAACTATTTGTTTTGAAGATATTTATGAATTCTGTGAATCTATGGATTCTGAATTTAATAGACGATATTATGCATCTAAACAAGATGAATCTGTAGATATTTCAATCTTTGCAAAATATGACAATGCAAGAAAAATCATTAATCTTCTTACTGACTATGATTATGAGCTTGCTAATATAAATTTTCATGATCCTGAGACTGACGGATATGAAGATGAATTTTTAATTACGTTATGCGCAAGAATCAGTAATCATGATACGCCTGAAATCTGGGTTGAGCCTGCTAAACGAAAAGACGGTTACCTTCTGAATGAAGCAGATGCAACTTATATTCTTGACGAATGTAGTAGAGCACTTTTACCACAAGTAGAAACTGCTAAAACTTACTTTGTTGAGTTAAAAGAAAATGTTGACGATGAATATGATGATTTTGCAGATGACTTAGAATTAGGTAATTGTTACGATTGCTGTTGCCATCATGATTGTGTAGATTGTGATATGGATGACGAAGAATATGTAAATGTGACTCTTCCTAAAGAAGATATTGAAACTTTACATATGCTTTGTCGTATTTTCAAAGTGTAATCTATCTTTATCAGGGACATAGATCTCCTTTTAGAGTGCGTGGGTGTCATAGCTTACGCACTCTTTTTATATCCATTGGATTGTTTTGTTCAATGGAGAATTAATTATTGGGTGGGATGGATAATCCCTCAAAGAGCAAACATAGGATGGTTGGTATTCTCCTATCTCCGAACCTCTGTAAATATTAACTGGTTGGTCAGTTAGACCAATAAAGAGAATTACAAGCGTAGGCTTATCTCTACCTTCAATTGTATTATTGGAGGAATTTTTAATGAAAAACGAAATCAAAATTAATGGAACTCAAAAATTTATGGGAATGGATATTCCTGTTGTAGAAGGTGGCTTTGGTGAAGATCAAAAAGTCATACTAGCAAGAACTGTAGCTGAAATTCATGGTGTAAGGATGAATGATATACAAGATTTAATCATTCAAAATTATGATGAATTTGAGATTGGCGTTGATATTCTTGATTTGTGTGATGATAATTTCAAAACCGACGCTATCGGTTTAGGATTTGTAACCAGTAACCGACAAAAACATTGTTATCTTCTTTCTGAACAAGGATATGTTTTACTTGTTGGATTCATGAGAACTGATAAAGCAAAAGAAATCCGAAAGAATTTAAGAAGAGAATATTTTACAATGAGACAAATCATTAATTCTGATGAACAACTAACGGCAAATTTATTATTATCAATTTACAAAGGTGGACAAGATGCTGTTGTAGCTTCTAAGAAATTATCAGAATTAGAAGTTGCTAAAGCTACTGCCCCATTAATTCCAAAAGCAGAATATCATGATAATGTTCTTAACAAAGATGGTTTAATTTCTACGACTATTATTGCAAAAGATTTAGGTCTTAGAAGTGCAATGAGATTAAATCAAATTATGAATAAAAACGGAATCATCTGGAAGCAATCTGGTGTATGGAATCCACGTGCAGATTACGCATGGCTCATAACGGAACATTATGCTGATTATCAGAGTTATGAAAACGATAATTCTGCACCTTGTTTGAAATGGACTGAAAAAGGACGCAAATGGATTATTGAAAATTTTGATAGTTGGGCTAAATAAATATTAAGTACATAGAGAGACAGTTTTAATACTGTCTCTTTTATAAAAAATTTATGAAAGGAAGTGAGATTATTGGATGGTAAAATCGCAGATAGATCTGTTGAAATAACAGATGAAGAATGGCAAACAGTAAATGAATTTAATAGAGAAATGGTTGAGGATTATCTTGATAATCAAGCTGACCTTTCTGTAAAAACTTTGCCAGCATATAAATCGGGATTAAGGATTTTCTTTACTTGGGTTAGGGATAATCTCAAGGACAAGAATTTTACAGATATTAAAAAGAAAGAATTTCAAAAATATCTTAATTGGCTAACTAAACGAGGGTTTTCTGATTCTGGTATTAAATTTAAAAAATCTGCTGTAAGTACATTTTGTAATTATGTAATGATGATGTATGAGGAAGAATATCCTACGTTCCGTAATTTCACAATTGGGCTCAAAGTAGTACAAACTGGATATGTTCACGAAAAAGTTCCACTTACACCAGATGAGTATATTAATTTATGTCAAGAACTTGAAAAACGTGAAGAATGGCAAATGTTAGCATATCTTACATTTTCTTACAGTACAGGATGTAGACGTGCAGAAGCTAGACAATTACTCAAGGAAGTTATTGATTATTCTGCAAATGAAAAGAAAATCAAAGTTCTTGATGAAGATGGACATGAGTATGAAACTATTTCAAAACAGTATTTGACTCACACTATTCGTTGCAAAGGAGCATCTCTTGTAGGTAAACCACGTAAACTTAAATTCGGTGATGATGCAATGCAATGGTTGAAAAAATGGATTGAAGTGCGTGGTGAAGATGACTGTCCTTATATGTTTGTAATTAAATCTAAAGATGGAAAAGAAGTTAGACAGGTGAGTGAAAGCACTTTTAATAATTGGTGTCAAGGATTATTTACACAAATTGTTGGACGTAGGGTGCATCCCCACCTGTTCAGAGAATCAAGAGCTACAAACCTTGTCGTGTTTCAGCATAAAGCACCAGAGGTAGCTCAGAAATTACTAGGACATAATCAAGTCACTACAACTTTAGATCATTATATTATTCGTAATGATGAAAATGATGAGTCTGATGAAGCATTTACTGATTGATGTAAAATACCCCCCACATCAAAGCCCGTAGTGTAGACCAAACACACCTATATGGAAACAAGCGCACGACATCAGACTGTCAAACCGCTTCGGGCAAATACCCATCTTTCTATATATTTTTCTTGCTTCATATTTACTCTTCACAGAGACATAACTTTTCATATGATCTCTTCTCCTGAAAGGGCAGTTCACTACTGCCCTATCTTAAAGTAAACTTGTCCTTTACAATATTTTCCAATTGTGATAATGTAAAAATATCAAAAATTGGAGGTGTTGTATATGGAGTTTAACAGAAAGACACAAACTGTCAAATCGTTTGCACGAGATATGAAAAATGGAAAATACAATATGTTCCATAAGTTACAGCGAAAAGAAGGACAATGGAAAAATTATGAGCAGAGCTTATTAATCGACTCAATGCTTCGCAACTATCCTGTTGATCCGATTCGTTCAGAAGAGAAAGAAGATAAAATCAGATATGTATTTGACGGTGTTCAGCGCAGCACAACTATCAGAGATTTTTTAACTGATGGCTTCAAATTAAGTCAAAAGCTGAAACCAGTAGCAATCGAAGGCACTGTATATAACATTGCAGGAAAGAAATTCTCACAGTTGGATGAAGTTGTCCAGGATAAAATTAACGACTATGAAATGATACAGTATATCTTTTCTGATTGTACAGATGAAGATATTCGTGAGATGTTCCGTAGACAGAATGGTGGTAAACCATTATCAAACACTCAGAAGAGAAAATCATTAGAGAGTGATGAAGTTAGTGCAATTATCTTTGATGTTGCGAATCATCCATTCTTTGCAAAAGTATTATCGCCAACACAGTTAAAGAAAGATGTTGCGAATGATATTGTGCGTCAGACACTTATGTTGATTAACACTACAGATGATAATGATTTCACATCATTTAGAGCAAAAGATATTGATTCATTTGTAGAATGGTACAATGAGCATGTTGATGAAAAAGATATTATTTTATTGAAATCTGCTCTGGCATTCTTAGATGAAAAATTTGAAGAAAAACTTAATCTCAAGTCTACTTCTCTTCCAATGATGTTATATGCTGCATATACATGTGTGAAGAATGAAAAGGACTTTGATGAATTTGTAAATATTGTGCAGGCATTTGTAAATAGCTATGGTGACAATATGGACTATGTTCAGTATTGCACCAGTGGTACATCTTCTGCTCAATCTGTTCAAGGAAGATTGAACTATTGGAAGAATCTTTGCAAAGGATTATAGCATATAATATTGCTGAATCAAATAAGAAAGCATTGATTTATTCGATGTTATGCTGAAATAATATAAATTTAATTTATATTCAGGTAATTCCATACCTGTATAGTGAGGTAATTACACTCACTAAATATTGTAGAATGAAATACGATAATGGAAATAGAAACTTAATATTGAAATTTATGAGAAGTCGCCTTATTGGTGGCTTCTTTTTGTATACGAAAAAAATGGAGGTATTACATGGCAGCTAATCTATTAAAAGTTGGTAATGATCCAAACTCAGCAATCAAAACATTTTGCGTAGATACTATTGAAGAAATTGCAAAACTTCCTACTATGGAACATGGTGCAACAGGTGATTTTGCAAATATTCCTGGTCTTGAATCTCCTGCTCCAATGGGAAGTCAAGCTATTGTAGGAAATGAATCAGGCACAGTGAAAATCTATATGCTGTTTTCATTTGGTTGGAAAGATACAGGCACAGAATAATGGATGTATTATCTTATATTATCGCCAGTAGGCTTCTCTCCTGTTCTGGTGGAAATGGGGCAAATATTAAACTAGATGAAAATGGAAATATTATTACAGATGAAGATGTGATATTATATGTAGATTTCCCTACCGCAAGTTTGATGACTGATGGAGATATATTCTCAGTTGCAAATAGTTATTTAATCGCAAAAATTATTGGTGATGTTGTTGAGTCAAATAAGAAAGCATGGATTTACTCAATGTTGTAAAAGAGTCATTCACGATGATGTGGGTGGCTCTTTTATTATGCAATTTTGTTGTTTCGTATAGAGTGATTATTTCACTCTGCGATTATATTTAAAGGTTTCATAACGACTATTATTCCACCCATAAGCCCAAATAGTCACTCTATACGAGACAATAAATGAGATATATAAACCGCAGTTTCGCTGAAACTACGGTTTCGACTCCACTTTGCTAATGCAAAGCGGTGTCGGAGATATAGATACTATTATTGTGTCAAAGCATTAATGGTAATTCAGAAAGAGGAATAGCACGATTAGCTCTCGTGTGAATGGTGGTCTTACTCTCCCACTTCCTCTTTCTAAAAAATATATGGTTAGCGAGAGTAAAGAAAGAGAGATAATGTATTATAATGGAAAATCAAATTCAAGAAACAAAAATGGATCAGTTTGTAAATTTAACAACTGGTGAAATATTAGGTGAAGGCATTTTTATGTCAAAAGAAGAATTAGAACGAAAACAGGAGGCACAAATAAAAAGAATCAACTATGCGTATTTGATGAATAATCGTTCAGAGTTTCAAACTCATATTAGCTCAAATTTTGGCTCTTTTTATTTTAATAACTATATGAAATTATTAACTAAATTAAAAAATAATCCTGCCCTTTTGTTTAGATTTTTATATCTTTGTACATATGCAAATTATGATGGATATTTAAAATATGGTCTTAATAGTTCTTTGTATATGAAAGAAAACGATTTTGGTGAAGTTTTTAAACTATCAAAAGGGATGGTTACAAAACTGAAAAAAGAGTTATATGATAATAAACTAATTAAGAAATATGAAGATGGTAGAATTGTCGTAAATAATGACTACTACAGCAGAGGTAAATTATATTTAGGGGATATGCTTAATTCGTCCAGAGTATTTGACAATGGAATCAGAGAGTTATATCTTAATTCTAATCCAAGAGAACATAAACGTATTGGTGTTATTGTTCCACTTCTTCCATATCTGAATAAATATTATAACATCTTATGTGAAAATCCATTAGAAAAAGATGAGAATTATATCAAGCCTTTAACTTTGACAGAAATTTGTAATATTGTAGGATATGATGTTGCAAATAGAGATAAATTAAAAAAGATGTTAGAAAATGTAACCGTAAATGGAAAACCAACTGTTGCATATATTAGCCATGCAGATGCTAGATTCTTTCTTGTTAACCCTGCGGTATTTTATAAAGGTAATTCTGTTTCTGATTTAGATGTAATTTCAAAACTATTTAACTTAAAAAATAAAAAGAAGAATGAAAATGAATAGAATTAACACTAATTTAGATTATAAGAGAAAATGCTAGAATCCCTTGGTACACTTGAAAACCTTGTTCACAGAAATACTATGATAGGAGTTCTATGTTCACAGAAATACTATCTTTTTAATTTTGTAAACTCATATTATGAAATTTACGGAGAGTGGTTTTATAACTACTCTCCTATTTAATTGGAGAAATTCCACAGCAGATTTTGCTACTGAATAGTGAGAATAATATACTCACTAAACATTACTTATGTAATTACGAAACCGAGTGGAAAGCGAGAAATTAAGAATTAATGGAAATTTGGTATTATGATTTTGATAATATAGAAGAAATTTTAACAAGTCAATTGTCATTAAAGCAATCGGCTTAATTTTATGCAAAAATAAAGGAGGTGATGTTCTTGGCTAATAGAAAACCCAGACAATCAAGAGAAGAAGCAATTCGTGAGTCAATGAACTCACCAATAAAACTTGATCCAACAATTACATTTAGTATTCCAAGAGCCAATGTGCAATTTGATCCAGAAAAACATAAATATAAATGCTCATGCTGTGGAAAAGGATTTAATAATTTAAAACAGAATTTTCAAAAATCTGGTAGTCCATTATTCCAGGCAAATGATGGTTATTTACCTTGGTGTAAAGAATGTACTGACAAATATATGAATACATTAGTTGCTTTTTATTGCGGAAACGAAGAACATGCAATTAAACATTTTTGTCAGCAAGTGGATTGGGTATATAATATTGAACCTTTAAAAGCAGCTAGGGAAATATCTTCTGATAGAAGCAGAATTTCTCATTATGCAGCAAAGAAGAATTTGAATGTTGGAAGCATGAAAACGTATTTTGATTCTATGGTAAATGATTATGAAGAAAAACAAGGACAACTTATTTTATCAAGAGAACAAGCAAAACAGGATGATGTTAATATCTCTGCTTCTGCTGTTGATAGATGGGGTGTTGGTTTTACGGAAGCTGATTATAAGAATCTTGATGATCATTATCGTATGTTGAAAAAGAATAATCCAAATGCTGATAATAACCAGGAAATTTTTATTAAATCATTATGCAATATCAATATGCTAATGGTTAGGGCTTTAACAAAAGGTGATGCGAAAGAATATAGCAGTCTTGTTGAACAATATAGCAAAACATTTAAGCAAGCAGGATTGAGAACCATTGAAGAAAAAGATTCAAGTAATGATGAAGTTTTTGGTGTGACTCTTGCTACTATTTCTCAATATACACCAGAAGAATTTTATAAAGACAAAGATTTATATAGTGATTGGGATGAAATTGGAGATTATTTTGAACGTCATGTATGTAGACCAATGGAAAACATTATGACGGGAAGTGATGTAAGAGATAAAGAATTCTTTGTTCCAGAGGAAGATGAAGATGAATAATTTGAGTCAATATCCTGCGGACGATAATCAAAAAGAACTTTATAAAAAATTCCCTTCTACTCACTATTTAAGTAATCCTGCAAATGTAATACATAGTTTGGCATGGTGTACTTTCTGGCGTAGAAATATGCACAGATTCGTAAGGGATTACTTAAAACTTTCATTATATGTTTATCAAGAATTAGCAATATACTTAATGGGTATATCTAACTTCATTTGTATTATTGCTAGTCGTAATGATGCCAAATCATTTATTATAGCACTATATGCTTGTTGTAGGTGCATCCTTTACCCAGGCACCAAATTCCGTATAGGATCAGCCACGAAAAAACAGGCTAAATTAATTGTGTCTGATAAAATACTTGATGAATTATGCGAATGGAGTAAACCATTAAAAGCTGAAATAGCTGATTGGAGTACAAGTGAAAATAACATTTTTGTAAAGTTTAAGAACGGATCAAAAATTACTGTATTTGTAGCAAACGACAACGCTCGTGGTTTAAGATCAAATGCTATTTGTCGAGAAGAATTTAGACAGATTGATAAAAAAATCGAAGACTCTGTTATTTCTCCGTTCCAGACAGTTAGAAATCAGCCATATATGCTTAATTCATATTATGGTGAAAATCCTGTTTTACAAGAAGATCCCGTAGACGTTTATATCAGTTCAAGTTGGATTGATAACGGAGCGTGGATTTGGGATATTGTAGACCAAGCATATACTGGTATGCAAAAGCATAATGGTTCAGTGCTTTTGACATTTGATGAAAGCATTACATTGAAGCATCATTTAAAAACATTAAAACAGCTCATTAAGGAAAAGAAAAAACAAGACCCGATTACATGGAAAATTGAGTTTTTAAATCTTCGTGTAAAAGATTCTATGTCTTCTTATTTTACTTATTCAATGTTAATGAATAGGCAAATCTCAAAACATGTCTTCTATCCTCGTGAAACAATCGACTTTAAAACAAATAAAAGAAATAAATATGCTATTCCTAAAATTGATAATGAGGTAAGAGTGATATCAAATGATATTGCATTTGTTGCAGGTGCGCAGAATGATAATTCTGTATACGCTTGCATACGAGGTATTCCAGAATCTTCTACTTATCTTTCAAATGATAATGAAATTGAAATTAAACAAGGTTATCGAAGACAATATCCATATATTGAATCAAATCAGATTGGTGATACTACTTTGCAAGCAATTCGTATCAGACAATTATATGAAGATTTTGATGCTGATTATATTGTCATAGATGCTAGGAATGGGGGATTGCAGATAATTTATTCATTGCAAAAAGTATTATTCGATGAAGAAAGAGGCGTGGAATATTCACCATTACGTTGCATGAATGTCGATGATTATGCAAAGGTGTGTCCTGATCCAAATGCACCTGCTTGTATATATGCTATTAATGCTACTCAATCATTAAATAGTGATATTGCTACAGCATTTAGAAAAAATCTTATTGAAAATAAAATAGATTTTCTTGTAAATTACAATACTGCTAAAGAAGAAATCTTATCAAATAATAATGATTATAAGAATGAAATTGATACAAATAAACAGATAGAATATGAACGTCCATTCCTTGAAACACAAGCCATGATTAGTGAATGTGCAGAACTTCAATATGAAAAAATGCCGCAAACAGGAATAATTAAAATTTATGAACAAGGTAAAAATCGTAAGGATAGATATACCGCTTGTTCATATGGATCATATTTCTTTGACCAATTAGAGCTTGATATGATGGGAAATTCAAGCGATTACGAATATTGCACCTTAATAAACTGAAAGGAGGCGACACATGCCAGAAGAAGTAAAACGCAAGAGGGGTCGCCCTCCAAAACAAAAACCAATAGAGCAACAGGTTGTAGAATCAAATTCGCAATCTTCAACTGTACAAAATAATAACTATGAATTTAGTAGTTGTGTTACTACAAGTTCTCTGAATTTAGATAGTCTTCTATTTTCATGTGGACTATATAATTATTTTTCAAAGTCTACAATTGACTGTGTAATCAGAGATCCCGTTACTTATCATGATGAAGCCATTCGTTTATCTGATTTAATATATACAAAAAATGGTATTGTATCTAATTCTATAGATTACATGACTGCTCTCCCATGTCTGGATAGAGTGATTACCATAAAAAGTAAACGTAGTGTAAAAAAGATAAAAGAGAATAAAGAAAAAATGTCAGCTACATTGAAAACCATTGATGATAAATTGTTTATTCGTGATGCACTACATACAGAAATGCGTGAAGGCATAGCTTTTTATTATTTTGATATACGAAAACCAAGTAACGACTTTCAACAATCTATGTCTGATTATGATGTAGAAAACATCGTTGAAATTAATGAACTTGGAATCAATGCAAGGATTGTTACTCTTCCTTGGCAATATACAAAAATTGTTGGAAAGAAAAATGGTCGTTATGTTCTAGCTTTTAATCTTAGATATTTTGATGATTTCACTGGTGATACACAGGAAAGAAAATTAAAGAAATATCCAAAAGAAATATCAGATGGATATAACAAAAAACGTAAAGGATTAATTAAAGATTGGTTAATTCTTGATAGTGATAAGACCATGTGTAGAAAAATCAAATGTAAAGACTCTGAGCCTTGGGGACGAAGTTTGATTATTGCTGCATTAGAAGATGTTTTATATAAAGATTATTATACTGACACTAAGCGTAATGTGTTAGATGAAATCAATAATAAGATAATTTACGAAACATTTCCAGAAGGTAAAGATAAAGGTACTTGTGCTTTAAGTAAAAAACAGCAAGAAGATCAACATAACACTGTCAAACAAGCTATTATGACTAAAAATAGTAAAGGTGGAACAAGTTTCTTCTCTGTCGCAGCAGGTACAAAATTAGATTCTATTGATATTGATTTAGATATTTTTGATTCTAAAAATGAATCAGACTTAAATAATAATATATCTTTAGATTTAGGTATTTGTGCATCATTAATCGGTGCAATGTCAACGGGTAATTTTGCATCTGGACAATCAAATTTGGAAATGATAACTGCGCAACTATATACATGGGTTTATGAATGGCAAACAGAATTAAATTATGTAATAAATAAAAATATCATTAAAGATGATAAAAATAAAGTGGAAATCTACTACTTCCCTACTTCTTTTGTAAATAGAAAAACATTCTTTGATCAAATGAAGACACTATATTCGGAAGCAAGCGGTTCATTAACTTTCTTGGTAGCAAGCGCAGGTATTGATCCTGATGTGTATTTTAATATTCTTGACCAAGAAATTGAAGATGGTATATACGACCGCTACAAACCCCATGAAACAAGTTACACTTTAAGTAAAAATCAAGAAGATTCTAATGGAAGACCACAAATAGATAATCCTACAAATGAAAATACTATTAGATCAAAAACGAATAACAGTAATGATATGCCTAAGCCATCTAATAATAAATAAAAGAGGTAAAAATATATGGATGTAAAACTTTATACATGCTACTCTCTCCCTCTTCGCAATTACTTACGGAACAATGGAGTGAAATATAAATTAGCAGCATTAAATCCAAATAGTAAGAAATTATTTTGGGTTTATGTAAAAGATGAAAAACTTGATAATTTGTTAAATGAGTGGTCTGCAAAATAAGCAGATCACTTTTATTATGTAAAAATATTTGGAGGTATAAAATGGCAAGAAAACTAACTCATGATGAATGGATTAATAAATACAAAGACAATATAGATGATTCATTAGAATTATTATCAAAATATGATGGTACTAAAAATAAAATACAAGTACGATGTAAATTTTGTGGAAAAATATATTACACTCTTCCATCAGTTTTAGTTAATGGATGTAAGTGTAAACATTGTTCTTTAACAAAAACAAATGAACAATTTGTAGAAGAGTTAAGCTCTATAAATAAAAATATTTTACCTTTAGAAAAATATCGTTCAGACGGAACGCCGATTTTAGTTAAATGTTTGATTTGTGGACATGAATGGAAAGCTATTCCTACGCATTTGTTGAAAAATCATGGGTGTCCACAATGTGCACGAAAACTTGTGGGATTAAAAAAGCGAAAAAATTTGAATGATTTTTTATTAGACTTAAAAAAGAAAAATCCAACCGTTGCTTATATAGACGGGTTTGAAAAAATGCATTCAAAAGTAACATTTAAGAGTAAAATATGTGGACATACTTGGAAATCAACGCCTAATAATGTCATCTATGGTGGTTCAGGATGTCCAATTTGTTCGATGTCTCAAGGTGAAAGAAAAATATATACTTTTTTATCTGATAATAATATAGAGTTTGAGCCACAAAAAGTATTTGATGATTTATTTGGCGTTAATAATGGACTTTTATCTTATGATTTTTATCTTGAAAAATATAATTTGCTTATTGAATATCAAGGGCAACAACATGAAAAACCAGTTGTTCTGCCTTTTGTAAAACGCAAGAAAATTACGCCAGAAGAACAGTTTAAAATTCAGCAAGAACATGATAAACGTAAAAGAGAATATGCAAAATCTCATAATATTGAACTAATGGAAATTTGGTATTGGGATAAAGATAAGATAAATGAAATTCTAAGTAACAAATTAAATATTAATAATATTAAGAAACTTGCATAATCAAGTTTCTTTTTATTATACAACTTTTTAACAAGGAGGATTAAATTATGTTAAATAATATCCTCGAAATTTCTAAACGTGCTTCTAAAAATGGTCGTGTACCAATCAAGATTGCTCTTCTAAAAATCCATAATGATTCAACAAGTACAAATAAAAATGGACTTCATTGGAAAAAAGAATATGTTCAAAATGCAATGGATAGTGTAATTGGTATGCCATTATGCACTGAATTTGCAGATGATGATAAAGAAGTTCCAATTGGTCATGGATTGACAGGAAGTGAGTATGACTCCAATGGAAATGCTCAACCTGTTTTTGAAAACTCAGTTGTAGTTGGAACGTGTGAATCAGTTTCTATTGAAACTATTATAGATGAAAACGGAAACAAAATAGAAGTTCTTGCTACAGATGGATATTTATATAATCAGCGTTATCCAAAATTTGTCAAATGGGTAAGAAAAAATTATGCAATTGGAAAAGTAGACACATCTATTGAGATTATGGGAACACCAGAAAACGAAAATCAAATTATTTATGAAGAAGATGAACCAAAAGAAGAGTTTCGTACTCCGAAAACATTTTGTTTTACTGGTTCAGCAATTCTTGGTGTTTCACCAGCAGATGATGATGCCATTGTATTAGAAGTCGCTCAAAAGAAAGAAAACAAGGAGGAAAACAAAGAAATGGAATTTAATATGGATGAAATTAAAAGCACAATCCAAGCTACTATTTCTGAGATGAATGAGAAATCTGAATCTTATGAAACAAAGATTTCTGAGTTAAATTCTCAGATTGAAGCAAAAGATGCCGAATTAGCAGAAAAGGATTCTAAAATTTCTGAACTTAATGCTTCAATCGCTGATATGCAGAAAGCTCTTGATGACATTAGAGCAGAACAATCATCTTCTTGGGATCAAATGAGAATCCTTGAGGAAGAAATTGCTAAAGCAAAAGTAGCCGAAAAACTTAGTGAAGTCGACTCTGCTCTTGGAGAATTTAGCGCAGAAGAAAAAGAAGTTGCAAAAGATGATATTGATAAATTAAAAGAAAATATTAACGCTTGCAAAAAGAAAGAAGAACTAAATAACGTTACTTCTGAAATCAATTCTATCAAATCTAAAATCTGTATGAGCATTGTTGAAAAACAGAAAAAAGCCGAGGCTGATGCAAAAATCGCAGAACAAAATTCAAAAAAAGAAACTGTAGAAACTGAGGATATTTTCTCAGAAATGTGTACAGAGGTTACTACTTCTGATGAAGAAGACCTCAATATTTTTTAATTAAGGAGGATAATTAAATGATTAAATTTAATACTATCGGACAGATTGAGCATGGAGAGTATCCATTTGAAGATGCTATTGCTTCCGCAGACACATTTAATGGAGCATATGGCGAAGTAACTTCTGGTTCTTTTGCTGTAGGAGCTAAAAAAGGTAAAGTTATCATGCAAGTTGAACGTGGCGATGATGAATATATGCCTACATATAAAATCGTAAAAGGTGAACATGTAAGAGTTCTTGATCTTGCAAAATTAGAAGGAAAAATTGTAGAAGTTTATGGTGATGAACTTCCAGCAGATGTTGCTAAAGGTGACAAACTTGAATCTGATGCAACTGGAAAACTCGTAAAAGGTGCTACCGCAGCTCCATACCTAGAAGTTACTGCAATCGTAGGAAACCATCTTGGTGTTGAAGCCAAGGTTGTAACTGCCTAATTAAAGGAGGAATAAAGTAATGTCTTATACATTTGAATTAAATAATGAAAGAAAAGATGCTAATTTTGTTAGCGGAAAAATTAATGGGAAATCTGCAATTGTAGAAATTTTCTCTGCAATGAGAGATGGAAAAGATCTTGCACCTTATGGCAAGAAAGCAGATGTAGCTGCTAAATATATTAAGGAATTAAATGAGAAGGCAAGCAACAATGACTTATCTGCCATCTCCGAATTAAATGAGATTCGTAGATTCTCTATGCAACCAGTTCTATTGCAAGAAATTAAATTACTTGGTATTTACGGTAATTACAAACCAATTGGTTACAACGAATCTTGCGAAGTTGAAATTCCAGTGTTTGCAAATCTTTCTGCAAATGAGCAAGCTCTTGGTCAGGACGTTAAGTTCCCTGTAGTCAGAAAGAAACGTGTACCAATTTCTACAACCACTATTTCTGGCGGTTACGCTGTAGATTATAGAAAAGCTGCTCTTGGTGATATGAGTGACGAGAACGAATTACAGGATCAGGTACGTGTTCAGATTAGAAATAAAGCAGCAAAATATGTTGTTGATACTGTATATAAAGCAATCAAAAACGCAACAGGCGTAAAATACTTCTTTGAAGGAAGTGGTCTTACAAAGACTGGCGTAGACGGAGTTATCTCTAAAGTAAGACGTTTTGGTAAACCAACAGTATCTGGTGATTATGCACTTATTTCTCAGTTCAATGGATTTGCAGGATACCAAGGTGTTACACCTACTGTAAATGGAATTTCCGAAGCAGTTATGAACGAGATTCATAACACTGGTCTGATGGGTGTATACAATGGCACAACTCTGAGCGAAATCCCAAATGCTTATGATATGACTACTCTTACAGCAGATGGAACAAATTTTGAAACAATGCTTCCAGCAGGTCTTGGATTTGTAATGCCTACAGGTGGACAATCACCAATTTATACAGTTACTCGTGGTGGTCTTACATCCATCTCTGGTAATGACATTACAACTGGTCAGTTAATTTCAAGATTTGACCTTGAGGTAGGATGTCTTGTTGTTCCTGGTCAGGAATATCGTGTAGGCATGGTGCATGATACAAATCTTGATTCATTAGAAGATTAATTGTTAATCAAAGGTAATATTATATAGTCTTATTGTGAATAGAGTCACATTATTTGTGGCTCTATTTTACTTAGTCAAAAGGAGTCAACATTATGAGAGATTATTTCCATTGCTATTCTAAAAGGCTTGCTTGTTTCATCATGGCATTTGGTATTCGTTATGAGAAAAAACTTATAAATCAGAAAAACGGTATGCCTTATTATACATTTAAGAAAACAGAACGAATGGATAAAATAATTGATCTATATAGAAAAGTAATTCACACAATTTAATCGTTAAGAAAGAAATATAGTCGATAAGGAGAATTTAAAATGCCAACAAAAAGAACAACTACTACCACTACAAAAAAAGTTGAAGAAGTAAATCCAACAGAAGAAATTGTTGTAGAAGAAACCCCAGTTGATGTTGAAGAGGATTTTAATCTTGAAAAAAAAGTTACTGTAAGAAGTATTGCAGAATGGACAACAGGATTCCAAAGAATTGAAACAAATGGAGATGTTACTATTCCACCAAACGGAACAGTAAGATTATCCAGAGGTGAAATTATTTCACAGGTTCAGAATGGAAATCTTTTATTCACAGGAATAGACGGTCAAGGTTCTCATGCAACTCTTTATATTGAAGATAAACCTACGAGAATTGAAGCGGATTTTGAAACAGAAACTTCTCAACAGAATGTAATTAATAAAGAACGTATTGATGATTTATTTGCTATCAGATCAATAAAAGATTTTGAATCTACATTACATTCTATGGTTGTTACAAGAGCAGAAAAATATGCAATTATGGGATTTATCCGAAAAGGAAACTTCAATGATTATAATAAAGTACGTGCAGTAGAGGATTATACAAAATTACAAGTATAAGGATGGTGAATTGATGGAGAAAAACACAACTTATACGGAAGTCATAAATAGCTTCCATAGTACATTTCAAGACAAAGTTATAATACCAGAAGGACTTGAAAAAGTATGGTTTTTAAAAGCAGTTGGAAAATATTCTTTTGAGATTGACTCCATCAATTTTGATGAAGAATTAAATGAGTTTGATTCTAAATTAAAAAGATACACAATAGATACTCTTGGTCTTATGATGAAGAAATTTTATCAAGAACGTGAGTTATCAAAAGTTAATAAACGTATCAGCATTGTTTCTAAAGATCTGTCTATTGATGGATCAAACGGAAGCAAAACCGCTACATTGAATGAACTTGAAAAAGTATCAGAAGAATTAGACGAAATGATATATAAGCAAACTCCTTCTGCTTATGATTAGGAGGTGTCTAAATGCAAGAATGGTATTTAATGACACCTGAAACAAGACCTAATATTACAGGTGGTTTTGAGAATGATGTTTTTTTAGATTACAAAGAAGATGCTTTTGCGGAAGCTCTTTCTACAGATATAGCTAAAACAGTTATTTTATGCAATTCTGATATGACAGAAATTGGAGAAATCAGAGTTATTATTATGGATAATTTGGCTAATACGCAACTTAAATCTATGGAACGTTCTGTTTTTGCTGTAATTGGTACATTAAAAGCAGGAATGTATATAAAGTTTGAGAATCAATATTGGTTGATTAGTGGTTATCCTGGTAATAATGGAGTATGCGAAAAGGCTACCGCTATATTATGTCAATATGAATTAATATGGCAAGATGATGACGGAAAGATTATAAGACGTTGGGCTAATTTCACCAGTGCCAGCAAGTATGATAACGGAAGAACGTTAGGGTCTACAATCATCCTTACATCAAATAACTTTACAATTTGGATTCCAGAAGATGATGATGGAACGACTCTTGATGGACGTAGAGTGTTCATTGACAGAGTAAAGACTGGACAATTACCAACAAAAGTATTTGAGATAACAAGAAGTGATGATGTATTGTATCTTTTCGGAAAAGATCATGGTGGAATATTAAGTTTCATTGCAGATAAAGATGAACTTAATAAGGTGACAGATAGACAAGATTTATGGATCTGCAACTACAAATCCCCCACTACTCCTACTCTCCCACCATCAGAACCAGACAATCCAACTACATCTGTCACAATCACAGGTGGCGATACTCTCCGATACGGCAGAGCAAAAACATGGACTGTTACTTTTTCTGATTCTGAAAATCAACCAAATTTCACATGGAATGTCGAATCAGACTTCAAAATCACTCAAAATATCACAGGTAATAAAATACAGTTAAAATGTACAGATGATAAGGCAATCGACTGTATGTTTACGCTACAAGTTCTCGACAATGAAAGTAACATTTTATCTGAAACAACTATTACTATTGTAGGATAAATCGGAGGTATATTATATGGCAAAATCAGTTGCCAGAGATTTGGCTTTTGTCAAATCAAAAGTAATTTCTCGTCTATTAGAATCTGATGAATTTGCAAAAGTAATGTTGCGTAAGGAAGATTTTACTGATGATGAGAAAAACGACATGGAGTATAAACAAGTATTTGATTATCCTTATGTTGATGGAACGCAGGAAGAAGTTATGCCTTTTGTTTGTGTAGAAACAGTTTGTAGAGGTACAAATCGTACCGTAAAATCTATGGACTTGTATATCTGGATTTTCGTGCATCGTAATTGTATGCAAATGGAATCTAATGTAAAAAGTTACATGGGTAATCGTGCAGATGTTCTTACAGATATTATAGAAAGACTTCTACGTGATTCTGATGATTTAGGAATTGGAAAACCAAGTCTTGATGACATTGGCTATACTGTTCCACAGTCCAGTTATTATGGACGACAACTCAAATATAGCATTCCTGATTTTAAAATCAAGGAGGTGTGATATTTGAAAGGATTTTCAGAGTATGACTATCTCTGTGATGAACCTTATTTTTATGAAGGTATAGGTCATGTTAAATGCCCTACTCTTAGGGATATAAGACATATAACTTATGGACAATTCAATATTTTTCTCTCTTATATTTCTATTACTCAGAAGCAATTTCTTGAAACATTCGGTCTTACTGAAAAATTCAATTCCCTGGACGAAGAAGAAAAAAATAAAAATACTATTTACAATTTACTTACATTCGGAATGAATCGTGCAGATTTTCTTGCCTACATGATTAGTTTCTTTGTTATGGATGATTTTCAGTATAATCCAGAACAGAATGCTTTTCTCATTGGCACTTATGAGAAGGACGATGATGGAAAGGAAATCTTTAACGAAACGGGGAAAATTGATAATAGCAATTTTGATGAATTTCGTGCGTTTCTGCAAGTTATATTAGGAATTAAATCTGAGAAAGAAGTTGAAAAACCTAAATATAAAAATAAGTTAGCTCAACGTATTGCTGAGAAATTAGCAAAACATAAGAGTGAACAAAAAGAAAAACAAACATCTGCGGATGATGATTATACATTACCAAACATGATTGTGAAATATTGTACTCACAACAAAGTTGGAATCAATATATTGAATGTTTGGGATATGACATATTATCAATTCATGAAGATGTTTTTAGAATATAGGATGGGAAGACAAGCAGATATAAATGATATGATGGCTGCTAATTCATTCTCATTCAAAAACTCTAAGGATTATAAACCTATGGAGTATATGAACAAAATTAAATAATGAAAACTTTCAAACAAAGTCGCTGAGATTTCAGTGGCTTATTTTATTTTTAAGAAAATGGAGGAATTAAATTATGGCAAATATTGCAACAGATCTTAATATGGCGAATCGTCAGTGCTGTGATCTTGATATTAGAGATTATAAAACTAAAGCACCTTGGATGTTTGCAGATTTCTGTAATACTACTACTGCTAACATTTCTGCGGATGCTGTATATGCAAATAAGAAAGGTGCTAAATGCATTAAATTCGATAATCCATTAGAAGGTACTATTACTATGGAATTTCAGGTATCTCCATTCAGAATTTATGCAATGCTTTCTGATGGTGAAATTGAAACATCTGCTGTAATCGCTCGCAGAGAAGAAATTGTTGGCGAAGCAGGCAGTGTTACAATTACAAAAACACCTGTTGCTGGAAGCGTGTTTGTAACTGATCTTACAACTGGAAAATCAATCGCCGGTACTTTCTCTGAAAAGAAATTTACTGCAACTCAGACATCTGATATCGAGGCAGGTACTACATATGAAGTTTCTTATCTTGAGGAAAAAACTTCTGGTGTTAAGAAAGTATCTTTCAATAATAAAAAAGTTCCAAAAGATTTCTTCATCCAGATGTCTACTCTTAATAGAGATGAAAATGGAGATCAAATTCCAATGAGATTGACAGCATACAAGGCTTGTCCTCAAAGAAATTTTGAAATTTCTTTTGCTTCTGATGGTGATCCCTCAACAATTACGATTACTTGCGATCTGCTTCTCGACCATGACGGAAATGTTCTTGATATGATTGAGATTACATCTGAGGAATAATTTTATTTTTATAGTAGGATGATATTGTATCATCCTACTATTTCTATAAGGAGAATATAACCACAATGACAAAAGAATGTAAAGTATTACTACGCAATCAGTATGTTATGGTTGTTGATTTTGATGGAAAAGAAATTCAAATGCCATCTGATCATACAGATAAAGATACTGTATTCGTAAAGTATGAAAATGATAGATATTCTATCACTTGTAATTTAGAAGAAGAAAAGAAACCTGCAAAGGTTAAACCTGTTTCAAGAGCAAAGAAGCAAAAGAAAGTAACGGAGGTTGAGTTAGCTGATGATGTTGCAACAGATGAACAAAAGGATAAATCTGAATAAATTAATCGTAGTTAGTATAAGTAATTAGTAGGGATACTAGCTATGAATTAATGGCTTGTATCCCTATTTTTTACGATTTTCAGGAGAATATATGATATGAAAAAACAAGTATTTGATAGTTTAGAAGAAGTGTTTGAAGCGTTTGGAGAAGATGGAGTTATTCCTATCACTTATATGCCACAGATTATTTTTTATTTAAGTAATTATAAAATTCAACCCGTATGGACTATTCCATCAGAAACAAATGAGGGGAAATTAGCTTTTTATTTTATTAAAGCAGAAACTAAAAAGCCATATGAAGCATGGCAAAAACGTAGATTGGAGAAAGAACATAATAAATCACAATCTTAAAGGGATATGATTAATGGCAAGAAGTGTAGGTAAACAATTTGAAGATAATTTTAAGAAAAGCGTACCAGACTATGTACTCTCCCACCGTCCACCTGATTCAGCACAAGCTTTTGATGTGGGATCAACAAATAAGTTAAGATTCAGTCGTCACAGCCCATGTGATTTGATGGTATTCGATGGAACACGAAATCTTTTTCTTACACTTGAATTAAAAACATTTCAAGGTTCATGTAGTTTTGAACGTGATAAAAATGAAAAAGGAATTGTACATTATTATCAGATTAAGAATTTAAAAGATTTTGCACAATATAATCGTGTTATAAGCGGATTAGTATTGGATTTTCGTTCAAGTGATAATACATATTTTTTAAATATTAATCAATGGGATGACTTTATCTCACATATAGAAAAGAAAAGTTTCAATGAAAAGGATTTGCTTGAATATGCAAGTCCTATTTTAATTCACAAAGAGAAATTAAAAGTAAATTATAGATATGATTTAGAATCATTTTTAAATGATGTAAATTATTAAAATCGTAGTTAGGAGAAGAAAATATGAAGAAAAGCTTACTCAAAGTAAAAAATACAATCACATTTGAAGATAAACTCAATGCAATTGATCTTATTCTGAATGCTTTTTGGGATGATGAAACAGGTGAATATACACCTTGGATGGAAGAACCTGCACGAATTATTGCAGTTGGAAAATATTTCATTGAGGGATATACACTTGAAGATGGTGAAAATATTTTTAAATTATATCTTTCAGATGATGATTTAAAGAGTCTTATTGATACATTTATCAATCCAGACTATGAGTCAAGATGTGAATCTGTAAAAGAATACATTAAGGTCATGGATTTTGTGGACAAGATGGTTCATGACAAACTTGAATGGACTAAGCAGAATATCATTCATGCAAATCCAGATATGGATAGAATTGTAGAAGGTGTTAATGTATTTATTGACGCATTTAAGAATTTTGCTAATCTTGACCTTACTGCTCTTACACCAGAAATGATTAAGGACGGAGTATCTTTTATGGAAAAACTGAAAGAATCTGGTTTTGATGTTTCGCCTGAGAATCTTACTAAAATTGTAAAAGATGCTGCGGCATTTAATATTGACAAAGCTAGCCAGGATATTATTGATGCTAAAAATGATCAGATTAAAAAATTACAGGAAGAAAATAAGGAACTAAAGAAAGAGAAATTCAATGTAGTAAACGAAGATAATGTTTCTGGTGAAAAGACAAATAACAGAAAAAAGAAATAAACTTATACAAGAACCAACACCCTTATAAAATAACAAATGTTATTTGCGTACAACGTGATCGTATATTGTAAATGCAATGCCAATGATGTCACAAATGGCAGTCACTAACATGCACACGCTACCACAGTCGAGTGGGATATACATATATGTACCTCCTTGTATTTTATATCTATGTGAAAGGCTAATGCCTGAGTTGTGAAATGTAGGCATAATCATATAGTTATTATCTCTCGATTATATGAGCTTAATAGTTTACATCGTAAACCTGATAGCATTCCCTGTGGCATATAAGGATGTTGGCTCATGTCATATTTTACCAGATTATATCGTGTAGTTCAATCAGAACATTTGTTTAACAGAGAGTACTACTCTCCTATTTTATACGGAGGAAATTATTATGGGAATAATTATGGATGCAATTGATGCACAAATTATTAGACCAAGAGTTGAAGCTGCTGAACAAGAAGGTTTTCAAATGACTCAGACAGATATTCAGAATTTTTATTCAAGTGGATCGCCTGTAAAATATATCAGAACTGGGACATATGAAAGTTCACCCCGTTCATCTGGTGTATCTGGTGGTAATGGAAATTATCATTATGATATTCATTTGAATGTAGCAGAATATCCTTACGGCAAACATAGTGGTTTGCAGATCATGAGTGATATACAAAATAACGGTAGTGGGGTTTTGGGTACTTCTGGTACATGGGATGATGCTGTACAGGATATTATAGAAGCCGTAAAAGCTAATTTTAGCTAAGAGGTATAGCTATCAAAAATTTATAAGAAAGAAATAAAATAATGTAACAATTAAACAACATGAATCCTAAATTTCATCGTGCGATATAATGCAAAA